CTTCTCTAAGTATGATAAGCGTATGTCTGGAGTCTGGATTTTGGGTGCCTTTAACTTTATTGTGCAACTTTTGCGACATGCAGGTTGGCCTGAGGAAGACATCATTGTGTTCCTTGGTTTAGCTGAAGATGTTGCATTTCCATTATGCGATTTCAATGGTGATTTAGTTGAATTTTGGGGATCTAATCCCTCAGGTCATCCACTTACCGTTATCATTAATTGCATTGCACATTCCCTGTATATGAGATATGTTTGGCTCATGGTGGGACTGATGTTGGAGTTGTTTAGGCAGTTTGTTGCTCTCATGACTTATGGAGACGATGATGTCATGAATGTAAGTGAAACCATTGTTAACTATAATCACACCGTGATTCAAGAAGTTCTTGGAAAAATTGGTGTAAAGTATACGATGGCTGATAAGGAGAGTAACTCGGTTCCTTTCCTACACATGGATGATATTGTCTTCTTGCAGAGAGCGTGGAGATATGATGAAGAAGTTGGAAGTCACTTGGCAGCTTTAAATGAGAAGTCGATTGCTAAAATGCTAACCAAGCACATACCATCGAAAGTGGTGTGTGAGGAGCAGCACGCAGTTGATATTTTACAAAATGCGCTTCGTGAGTATTTCTTCCATGGTCGAGAGATCTTTCAGGAACACCGAATTATGTTTTTGGAAATAATTGAAGAGTGTGATTTACACGCTTTTTTCACAGAATTTCCAACATATGAGGAGTTTAAGCAGGAATACATCGATAATTCGATCGATGTGTGGCCTACTGGAAGATGTCCTCTATGTTAGAGGAACCCCTGGGCATCTGATATAATGTCCATTAAACCAAAATATATCCGTAAGGTGATAGTTACTTAGTGAGTTAATATGGTCTACAAAAAGACTCATGATAGGATTACCGCGATCTCCGCACGGGCGTTCCCCGAAGTCACTATTTAGTGATGCTAAGCTGAGAGGCACTAGACCCCCCCCAGTGTACCTTATAAGTGTAGAGGTGCATAATGGTCCCGCACTTGCGCAAACAAAACAAAATATAAACCAAAGTTTGTTGGAAGATTTTATGAGTACTTCCTATAAACTCATCGAGACTCATTTAGAATTGCAATCAGCACAGTACACTGAAACCAGTAATGGTGCTCCCGATCATCTTGCTCAGGAGCAAATTGTTTTTGCTGATACGCACATTGCCCAACGGATTACCTATGGTGATTTGAAGGATGAATCTTTTCACCATGATACAGAAACAACTGCTTCATTGGCCAACTTCTTGAGTCGGCCAGTTAAAATTGCGTCCTTCACATGGGATTTGAACAATCCAACATATTCCACCCCGGCGATTCGACCCTGGACATTATACTTTAATCATCCTGTGATTATTAAGAAAATTGCAAACTTTTCACGACTTCATTGTGCTTTGCACTTAAAAGTTGTGGTGAATGCGACGCCCTTCTATTACGGATCTTTGAGAATGTTCTATCAACCGCTGGATGATCAGCGTAGCACATTTGTGCAGGATAATGATTTAGTACCATTTTCCCAGTTACCAGGCTTTTACATTGAACCTCAATCCATGACTACGTCAGAGATGGAGTTGCCATTTGCATGGCCTGGAAACTGGATTAATTTGGGGCTTCTTCAGGATACTAACGCTATGGGTTTGCTGAGTTTTCAGCAGTATTCTATGTTGCGTTCGGCCAATGGAATAGGGAGTGCAGGTGTTACTATTGCAATTTTTGCATGGGCTAGCGAGGTCGAACTTGCTGGTCCAACGTATGGTGGTTCTCTTCAATCCGAGGAGTATTCGGATACGGCTGGTACAGTTTCAGCACCTGCTACTATGGTTGCAAATGTTGCCAGTATGTTGACAGAGGTTCCGTATATTGGACCCTTAGCGTCAGCTACTGCAACTGGAGCACGCGTGGTTTCAGGAATCGCTAAGCTATTTGGCTATTCGAATCCGCCTATGATTGATGATGTTCATGGTTTTCAGAATAAGACATTTCATGCCTTTTCAAATTCTGAAACCAGAATGCCTATAGATAAGTTGAGTTTAGATCCCAAAAATGAGGTCTCCATCTCGTCTGCTGTTGCAGGCTTGAATGAAGAAGATCCTCTCGCATTTAAGAACATTCTTACAAAAGAGAGTTATTTGGATCTGATCACTTATGCTGGCTCATCACCTGAGGAAACATTGTTGTGGTCTTGCTTTGTTAATCCATCTTACATGGTGTCCCGCACTGCTGGTGGTGGTTCGTATGTAACAATGACCCCTATGGGGTATGTGTCAAATATGTTCCGCTTCTGGCGTGGAAGCATTATTTATAAGTTTCGGATTATAAAAACGCAGTATCACAAAGGCCGTCTCACAATCACGTGGGATCCCAACAATAATATTGTGGGATCTACTGATTCTGATTCAGCGTGTTTCACGCGCATTGTAGATTTGGAAACTGATGAGGAAATTGAGATTGAGGTTCCTTATCGTGCAGTG